TAATTACGGCGGTGTTGCAATGGTAAACCCACGTGTGCTAGAGACGAAGTTTACCGCCATTACGGCTGATGCAATACCCGGATAGGGCGAAGACGCTGCCGTAGAGTCAAATTTTAAGTCTGTACTATCGGAAGCGTAGCGAATTTTGATATAGCTACCAGCAGCTAAGTCGATGTTAAAGTTCCAGTTTACTTCTTCGTACGCGCTGTTATCGTTGACCGTATAACCATGTGCTGAAAACCCAATATCTGTACCGTCGCGGTTAATCCATATCTGCATTGTCTTTGCACTGGAGCTTGCGCTAAACAACTGAGCGGACAACTGGAAGTTGTAAATGCCCGTACGAGTCGCATAAATTTCTTTGTTGCTGGTTAGCGTCAGCTCGTTCTCGTAGTACACATTGTTGTACGTGAGATCATAAGCAGTGTCTATTACAGCGACAGTCTGATCCTGAGTGCTGAAATACAACGCTGATGGGATAGTCAACTCATCGCCACGCCCCTTAAAATACTCAGCTTGCAACGGGGTCTGCGAGTCTAGCTGACTAAAATAAAGCTCAATAGCACGGATCAACTGCGTCTGCTGCAAGTTGTCGTACTGCGCCGTGGGGTTAGGTAACGGCGGTGCTCTAAATTTCTCCATCGCCATTAGCGTCTACCATCCGATCTGCCGTCCAAACGTGGGGAACCAAGCCGCCACATAACACCAGTCGCATCTGACTGCACCTTCAACGCCATCTGACGAGCACGTGCGCGGATAAACACTTGGTTTGTATACACATCGACAGCGGACTCAACAACATTCTTAGTGTCGGTATCGCCGCTGTTCTGGTATCCACTACCGGGGAAGTTACGGGGTTTAACCTGCAAACTAGCTGAAGGTGCAGCCGCAGTGGAGTCCGTAAACTTAATGTCAGGAATAATCCGACGAGTGAGCATAAATGCTTCGCCGTCCTGCAAGTCAAAATCACTAGACTCAATGTACGCGGTCATTGCTGATCCATCGTCGTCCAACCCAATCTCGTGGTCGTATATGTTACCTGAAGTATCATCTGCTCCAGTTAACGCCGCTTGTGGGTGGTCACGCAATGGGGTATCTAGCCACGCGGTGCGCTCAAGGGAACCGTAGTACCAGACCTTCTCTTGGTAGTTAAACACCACATACCGGTCGTTCCAGTTATTGCCGCCGCTGACGCTAGGGTAGAACCACCAAACCTCGTTCCACTGCTCATTTGTACCGCAGATGATCTGGTCAGATTGGTCAGTGTCAATATCATTGAACACGAAGTCGCGCACTGTACAGGCCAAAGTTTCGACCCGACCTGTATACACATAGAACTTGTCTTTACCCATCCAGAAAACTACGTCGTTTGTAGCGACGAGCGAACGAGGCGACATAACAGAGATATTGTCAGCGTATTCCTGCAAACCAAATACATCGGTAGTGCCAAGGAACTGTAAGGTAAATAAGTTAGTATCGGTGAAGACTAAGATTTCCTGACGAGTTGGTAACGCTCGCACAATACGCGAACCGCGAGATACACGAATAAACCCTGCGCTGTTAGTTACAAGCGGTTCCCACTGACTAGGCTCGTCTTGGCTAGCCCAACGAATCAACAATGGATCAAAGTCCGCTTCATCAGTAGAGCCATAAGGTACGGCACCGAACGCCAATAAGTGCCGGTCGTTCTGAGACACAAGTAACTGCATGACTTTTACTGGTACGTCGTTAGGATCGTTACCCTCGGCAGTTGCCAGCGCCTGTAGTGTGATAGCCCGAGTAGCAAGAGAAGTATCTGGAGCAATAGTAGACCCACGTTGCCAGTAGTAAGGGGCACCGTTGCGGATGTTCATCACAAGGTCGTTATCAAAGTTACCAAACCACCAGTCACGTTGTGGCAGATCCACTGGCGCAGTAGAACCAAGCCCCCAGACCCCCCGGCCCCATGTACCTGTACCCCAGCCATAACCAAGAGTGGTAGCACGGTTGCCGGGTTCGATTTGGAACTCAGCTTCTATGCTTGTACCGCCGCCACCACTCACATCAGATGTAGCTGCTGTAGTAACAGTAATAACGAAGCTATTAGCATCGATGAGCTGAACCACATGCTCTGCATTGATCTCATCAGCAGGAATACCACCAATAGCAGTAGAACCGGAAAAAGTGACGTAGTCTCCATCGTTAGCACCGTGCCCTGTGATGTTTACAGTGACATCAGCGGACGTATTAGTAGTATCAAAACAGTTATCTGTATCAGTCGAGGAGAAAGTCGCACGGAGTGGGGTGATGTCGTAATACTCACCACCGGCCTCGATATAGACTTTGTTGTTCGTGCCTAACGCAAGGAAATTATCAGCAAAGGTAGTAACCCAGTTAAGCATCTGCCGACAGACGCCAAGAAACGCTGTCGGGGTGTATTTCTGCCAGCCACCAATCTTCTGTGGGAACCCAGCTCGGAACCGCACTTTATCGCAGTCCCACCAACCACCCTCGTTAGTGTAGTTGGTTTGGTCCCGGTTAATCCCCGGCTTGAACTGCAGTTTGATTAGTGGCATGGCCCACTCCTTACGCGACGTTACGCATCCGCGTTACAAGACGATCTGCGCGGTTAGTAACCTGACGGTACCACTTAGAGTCAACCATTTCATCAGCAGCAGCGTTCCAGTCACGAGCATCTACGCCGCGCTTCATTCCTTTGAACTGGCTCAAACGAGGTCGGCCCATATTAAACATCATGTTTGCGATGATTAACTGCACTTCTTCAGGCAGGTCATCCCAGTCGTCATAGAGCTTCTTGCACTCGCCAATGGTTACTTCGACATCTTTCTCAAACACCTCGATTACACGAGCTTCTTCGATGGGCGTGCCAACTTCTTGGCCGTGTTCAGGATCATCTTCTGTCACCAAGTGGCCGATGCCAAACGTAGGAAGACCTAGGTGGTCCAAATAAATCTCGTACTTGCAGCCTTCGTCGTACTCAAGCTCCATGCGTAGCTGATCGATATTCATCATGATTTACCCTTCTTCATAGCCATGAGTTTATCTGCGCCCTTAACGCCAAATGACGCGCTGACCGCAATAAATAATAGATACTGGTACCATTCCGGTAAAGAATTGAGCGCACTAAACGCCTCATCCATACGAGTAATAATAGCTTGATCGTCCATTGCCACGCTGTACGCCACAGCAATAAGGGGTGCGCTAAGGATCAAACTGAACCATTCATCCTTCCAAGACGACTTCGTAGCGTCAGCCATAGATGCTTCCCAGTTAGCATCGTTGTTTATCTTGTTGATCTTGGCTTGCTGAATTGCTTTTTTCTCTTCAGCCTTCCCTTTAATAAAGTCTTTGCCTAGCTCAAGGGCTGGACCTAGTAACATATTAAGCATGGCTATTCACCTTTCTTCTTACCTGAGAGAGCTGACGCACCGAAGAAGGCGCTTACTAATACGGCAATAGACGCAAAGTAAGTCGGAGCGATGTCAGCAATTAGTTGTGCGGCAGTACCCATAGCGAAGGCATCAGCAAGAAAAATCCCAAATGGATACAGTAGAAGACCAATAAGAGCAAACCAAGCCATCTTACGGATCGAATCACGCTGGGCGTCCTCGTCTTCCATCTTGCGGCGCATGTCTTCCAACATGATTCTGCGTTCTTGTTCATCCAGCACCCCATCGCCGTTGAGGTCGTACTTTTGCATTTCTTCCGTCATATCCATATCTCCACGGTGTAGTTCTGGTTCATAACCACGTGGCCACGTTGGTCGTAAGTAATTGATTCTACTTTCAATTCTCTCGATGGCTGCGGCGAGCCGTCTTTGCCCACTTCCCGGGCTGAAATCTGCGTCTCTGTTACGGGATAGGTCACGTTTGAGAGCAGATATACGGGACTGAAGGCTGAGACGAACGCGCTCATTCACTAAGTACCTTTAAGACTAATAAGCCACAGTAGTAAGGCCACGGCCCCGCCCACAACACCGAGCACAGCAATGCCAATAGCCACATACAAAAATCCATTCTGTATGGCTTTTTTTCTAGCCAACTTTTTAGCTTCTTCACGCTTCCGCTCATTCTCCCGCATCTGTTTGCGGTTAGCTATGAAAGTGCAGTAGTCATCCCAAAGGCCGGGGCGTCCCGCGTAGATAAATTGACGTTTGACTTCAGCTTCATGTCTCTTGATGTCTTCGAGACACCAAAACGCCTCCATGTCACCTTCGGCGGCTGACTTCTGGAGTTCTTCCTTTGCATCAGCCAGTTTGGTTAGATCCTTACCCATCTCGCCAACAGAATTGACATGACCGGCAAACTCTTTGATAGCACCAATCGCTTCATTGGCTATCTTGATGGCGGCAATGGCTTCAAAGATCATCTCACTGCCCTAAAGTCTTGCCCCCTGCTGGGCGGCTTGTAGCCCAAACAGAAACTGAGGTTTTTAAGTTGAGCGGCTCGCCGCAGTTGAAACAGGTATCGTTCGCCTGCTCCTGCTCATCGACTTCCTCACCACAGTTTTTGCAAGTAGTGACGGCCTCAGTTTTAACAACGGTTGTACCGTCATCCAATTTATGTGCTTCTGTAATAGGCATAGCCGCCTCCTAGAGTTATCGAAAGATCACAAACGAAATATCGTTTGCATCTACATAGTTTTCACTTTCTTCCCGCATACAATGTATAACCACAGACCCGGTATTACGAGTTGTAGCATAGGCTTGGTACTCGCGCCCCTCTCCATTCTCAACCCCATTAACACGCGCTATAAATGCGTAATCTGTATCGGGCATAGCTGTAGTAAACGTAACCGTGTACTGTCCAGCAGTGGTTCTAGAAATACTAGCTATGTTTCCGGAAGAGTTAATGGCTGCATCTTCAGTACCGTCGAACCTAGCCCACGCACGAGCGGCGAATATGGGGGCGGAACCAGTGACACTAAAAAGAGCGTTAACGTTTGAGTCAGAATAGGTATTGTTTGCCCCGTAAGAAAACGAACCATCTCCATCTGACAACACTACCTGCCCTGCGGTTCCATTGCCGCTTATATTAAGTGCAGCGGCCCCAACCTCATTGTCCCCAATCTTAGCAGCGGTAATCGCGTCATCTTCAATCTTGGCCGTAGTAACTGCGCCGTCTACAAGTTGTGTAGTATCTACGTGCTCCGTAGCTATTTCCTGTGCGACATACGCTGTAGTAGCTATCTTAGTTGTATTATCGCCAGTAGACTGGGTAGTCGCCGTAGTATTTGCGCCTAACGCGCCATCGTTGATTGTGGGCGCAGTTAAAGTCTTATTAGTCAGCGTCTGGGTCGCGCTAAGCGTGGCTACATTACTACCGCCTACTGAAAGAGCTGTAAGAGACGTAACTACGTCTACTACGTTAGACCCAGTAGAATACACCCAAGTGCTTGTGCCAGCCGGGACGGACACATTTGAGCCTGTAGAGTTTTTAACCTCGATAGCATCGGCGCACGCATTATTAACAATGTAGACTTTTTCCACATCGGGCACGGTAAGCGTGCGTGTAGAGCCACCAGTGGTACCAGTTAAGTTAAGCCGGATATGGCGAGCCGCTTGGGTTGCATTAGAGTTGCTCAGCGAAATTGTCTCGTTGCCGCTAGAAAACGTAACATCGGCAGACCCAACAATAGCCTCTTCCAAGGCGGTGCCAAGGTTTGTGTTTGTTACAGTTCCCCACGTAGTGCTGTTTTCACCAGTGGTCATCAACTGCAGTTTTAAATTACTTGAGTATGTAGAAGCCATAGTTAATCCTCGGTGTACTCCACCCATTGTAGCGTTGTTTCGTCCCAATTATAGACTTTGCCGTCATTTGGGTACGGCACTGGAGACTCCCAATCCAAAGTTACAGTATTAAAAACCCACGATAAAAACGGTTGGGGGTCTATAAAAGCGTCTTTTGTTTGGTCGTATACACCACCAACAGCAGCATATCTTTTCCGGAAATTCCCGTTATAGCTAGTCTGTTTCCAGTTTGTATACCCGCCAGACCACTCAGTAAGAAACGCTATACCCACTTCTTCAGACTCATTACCGTTCTCGTCGAGAATATCTTCGTTATTCACAACATTCACTTCAAGAACTTGGTTATTAGCATCTAATTTTGCAAAATGAGCCATTTATTTAACCTCAATTTTGGAATTTGTATCTGGCGATAACAACGCCTGATCCACCGTTACCGCCTCGGGTATTGTTAATACCTCCGCCGCCACCGCCGCCGCCAAAATTAGCTGGAGCATCGTCACCATCAACAACTTCTTCGCCAGCATTAGTGGAGCCATCTGCACCGCCACCAAGACCGCCAGTTCCGCCGGTATTTCGATAGCCTGCACCGCCACCGCCTCCGGCATAATATGTGCCGTTTAACCAAGTAGAGCCATCGCCGCCATCGCCGCCAGTGCCGCCGTTTCCTCCAACGCCATTGAATCCGGTTTGGCCTTTTCCGCCACCACCGCCTCGGTTAGTTCCGCCTGAGTTACCTTGACCGGAAGTCCCTGCTCCGCCAGTTCCATCGTTAGAACCGCCGCCACCGCCAGAGCCTCCAACATTTCCGGCTGTGCCGTTTACTCGACCACCACCGCCACCACCTGTGGGGCTAACCCCAAACCCAGATGAGCTTGAACCGTCGTTACCGTTTGCCCGGGTTCTTACTCCTGCCGCGCCCGCGCCAATAGTAATAGAATATCCTTGTACGGACACAGAATACCCAGTGGAGGTAAGCATGCCACCTGCACCGCCACCGCCACCCAAATCAGCACCGCCAGCCCCACCGCCAGCAACGACAATATAGTCAATTGTGTTTGACCCTGCGGCATTACCCGCATTAGTTACAGTAAAGGTGCCGTTGCCCGTAAACGTGTGGTATTTGTAATCCCCAACAGTAGTAATAGTACCGCCTGTGGCGGCAACATATTCGGCAGCGGAGGTACCGTAGAAGTCAGAAATAGTAATCTCGCCAGACGCAGGTATTCCTGCAGCGGCATCATAATACTCAGAAAGCGCGATAGGATTAGATCCACCAAACTCAGTCTGGATGTCACTAAGGGAGAGCTGTCCCGAACCCGGAAGTGCCATTATTTATCCTCCACCCAAGTACCAGCCGTATCATCCCAGTAATATCTTTTATCCTCAGCGGGATAAGGAATTGGGGCTTCCCACAATAAAGTGTCTTTATTAAACACCCATGACAAATATGGTCTAGGGGGGATAAAAGCATCGTAGTGCTTGTCATACTTGTACCCTACCCCAGCAAATCTTTTCCTGAAATTACCGTTATAGCTGGTCTGCACCCAGTCAGTGGCCTCTCCAAATAGAGACTTACAAAACTCAATGCCCACTGCTTCGGATTCAACTCCGTTGTCGTCCAATATGTCTTCGTTAGCAACTACTACTACGTTCAGCACGATACCAGAGTTATTTATTTGCGCGAAATGAGCCATCTAATACCTCAATTCTGAAACTTGTAGCGGATGATGACAACGCCAGAACCGCCGGGACCACCGGGAATAGTTGCGCCACCTCCCGGTGCTCCGCCGCCGCCACCGCCAGTATTAGCTGTACCACCAGTTCCTGCAGTAATTGGGTAGCGGTATCCACCAACGCCACCACCTTCTGATGCAGGGCCATACCCACTACCGTCTGAACCGCCACCGCCACCACCTGCACGGCCTACAGAACTACCAGTAATTGATGAATAAGACCCATCACCACCTTCACCGCCTGTTCCGCCATCGTTAGCATTACCCGCGCCACCCGCGCCACCACCGCCACCGCCTCGTGGTGTACCAGATGTAGTACCACTAGCTCCAGCATTACCTTGCCCCGCTGTACCCGCCGCACCGGAACCATTATAGGAGCCGCCGCCTCCAGAGCCACCTACACGGCCAGAAGGGTTAGAAGAACCGCCTGCGCCTCCGCCACCGCCGCCAGTAGAAGTAACACCAAAAACACTAGAATCAACGCCGTTAGAGCCCCAGTCGCCACCTGAACCACCGGGTCCACCAGCGCCACCACCACCCACAGTAACGGTATAACCCGTAACACTTACTGTAACGCCTGAAGCTGTTCGATAGCCTCCTGCGCCACCGCCGCCAGAAGCGAACCGGCCACCGCCACCGCCGCCCCCCGCGATGATTAAGTATTCAAGGACATTGTTACCCGCAGCATTACCAGCATTGGACACAGTAAAAGTGCCAGAAGAAGTGAAAGTATGTACTTTAAAATCACCGTCAGTAGTAATAGAGCCGCCTGTGGCAGCGATATACTGAGCGTTGGAGGTGCCATAAAAGTCAGCAATAGAAATCTCACCGGAAGACGGAACCCCAGCGGCAGCGGAATAATACTCAGATAGTCCAATGGGGTTTGACCCACCGAACTCAGTCTGGATGTCGCTTAGCGATAATTGGCCCGAACCCGGAAGTGCCATTTACTTGCCCTCAAGTGCTTCGACCCGAGCAGAAAGCTCCTTAACCGCTTCGATCAAAAGACCGTGGAGCGCATCGTAGTTGACAACTTTGTATTCTTGGCCATCGTCTGTCTTGAGTGGCAACAGCTTCTCTGTAACTGCTTCAGGTAGAACCTTCTCTACTTCTTGGGCAATCACACCCGCGGAAACTTTGCCGTCCGCCTTGTACTCAAAGGTATAGCCGTTGAGTTGGCTTACTTTTGCAACAGCGTTCTCGATGCCGACAATGTTTGTCTTGAGGCGTTCGTCAGAAATTGTTGTTGAGTAGGCGATAACGTCACCGTCAGCGTGGAAGTCGCCATCCGCCTCTAAGCGAGCTTCTTCGCCACCGTTCACAAAGAAAGATGTGTGGGAGTTGTTCGTCCAACCGATGTAATCACCAGAATCCAAACCAATGTGAGTAATTCCATCACGAAGGTCAGGCTCTACCGAGAAAGTTGTACCAGTTAGATCAAGGCCGCTACCCGCTGAGTAGGTTGTATCGGTATCAGTAGGTACAGCCCAAGTAAAGCTACCGTCGCCATCGGAGCGTAAGAATTGAGAGGTTGTCCCGTTCCCTGTGACGTTAAGCTCATCCGCGCCAACAGCATTTGATGCTATTTCGTTAGCGGCAACGGAATCCGTAGCTAAAGATGTAGAGAACGACAAGTTACCAGAGCCGTCAAAAGACCCAGAGGTACCAGTTACATCGCCAGTTAAGCTGATGGTACGCCCCGTCGCCCATGCGGAGGCGGTAGAAGCGTTACCAGATAAAGCTGCGGTGATAGTTCCTGCGGAGAAATTACCTGACGCATCACGGGCCACAATTGTAGAAGCACCGTTAGCCGAGGCTGCTGTTGTACGTGCGTTTGCTAACGTACCCGCCGAGACGTTTGAAGCATTTAACGAGGTAAGGGAAGCACCTGAACCGCTAAACGTAACACCTGTAATAGCGTTACCGGCAAAATTACCTGTTGCATCGCGGGCCACAATTGTAGAGGCGCCGTTAGCCGAGGCTGCTGTTGTACGTGCGTTAGCGAGTGTACCTGCTGATACGTTGGACGCGTTCAAGGAAGTAAGGGAAGCACCTGAACCACTGAAAGAAACGCCCGTGATTGCATTACCAGCAAAGTCACCAGAAGCATCACGTTGTACAACGGTAGATGCGCCGTTGGCAGATGAAGCGTCTAGGCGAGCGGTTGCTAACGTACCCGCGGAAACGTTTGAGGCGTTTAACCCAGTGAGGCTTCCCCCCGGTCCGCTGAATCCTGTAGTAGCTGTAATAGTGCTACCCGCAAAATCCCCAGAAGCATCCCGAGATACAATAGTAGACGCACCGTTGGCTGAAGACGCCGTTGTACGTGCGTTGGCTAGAGTGCCCGCAGAGATGTTTGAAGCGTTCAGAGATGTGATATTTGCACCAGAGAACGTAGCTGTTGTTGAGCCTGTACCACCTTGAGCTACAGCCAGAGGACTACCAAGTGTTAACGACGAGAGGTGAGTCACCGCATCCACACAGTCAGTACCATTGTTGTAGACAAACATCGTCTTACCGGCTGGGACAGCGACACCAGTTTGGCCAGTGACCTTAATGGTGATTGCATCCGCACAACCGTTGTTTACGATGTAGACCTTCTCAACAGCGGGTACTACTAAATCTTGCGCCCCACCAGAGGTACCAGTCAGATTCAACCGCATATGGCGATATTGTTGGGTAGTGTTATCGTCAGCCGCGCTCAGCGTAACTGTGCCACTAGCGAAAGTAACATCAACAGTACCACCGAGAGCTTCCTCAAGGGCTGTACCCAAGTTAACGTTCGTTACACTACCCCATGTACCAGCGTTTTCGCCGGTCGCCATAAGCTGTAGCTTTAAATTATCACTATATGAACTGGCCATTTCTCACCTCATGCCGCATTAGTATCAACCTCAACCCAATTCGGGGTTTGAGAAGTGTTAATTCCGCCCCACACAAGTGGGCTATCAATCGTTGCTGTTGCAGAAACGCCGGTCACAACGGCCTGATTATCAATACTCACAGTAGCAGTGCCTTCCGCACCAGTAGCTTCTACCCCAGTAACATCAACATCTGCACCGGCTCGTGGCGTTTCATTGCCAAGCGCCATAATACCAGTTACGCCAGTAACCGAGAAGTTGGCGGTACCAGTAATAGTAGGATCTCCAACATCCGCCGTAGCGGTCACACTGGTAAGCGATACAAGTGCATCACCCGTAATCTCGGTTACCGTACCTTCTTCGCCCGTAGCTTCCACACCGGTCTGTGTAGTATTAGCCGCTGCTCTAGCAGTAACAGAGCCAACGTCATTAGCGGCACTAACCCCTGTTACATTTAAGTTTTGCTGAATCTGTACTACAGACCCCGCGTCAACGGTCCCGGTGCCTAAAACACCAGTTACACTAACGTTAGCGTCACCTTGTGGTGCTTCTTCATCACCGAGTAGGCCAGAAGCCTCAACCCCCGGTACGAAGACATCAACGTCAAGGTTTGCACCACCCCAACCAAGTTGAGACTGGTTCCACTCCCCGATACCCCATTCAGCGTTGGTATCAGGGTCTTCAATACCCACTAAGCCTTCCGCAGATACGCCTGTGGTTATGACGATCTTTACGGTCTTGGGGGTTTCCTCGCCTAGTTCACCTAAGCCAGAAACGCCAGTCACGTTGACGTTGACAGAAATTAACCCACCAAATCCGTCTTCGCTCCAGCCTTGTTCCCCCCAACCCGTAATGGCCATTACTTATGCCTTACGCGATACGAATGATTGCGTTAGAAGCATCGGCTGCTGGGAAGATGATTGTGAAGTCACCATCTGTCGCGGTTTTATCCGCACCGAAGTCCAGAACCGCTACTGCAGCATTGGTCAAAGCTGTGTTAGCCGTACCATTTGCCGAAGGCGTAGTGTTGTAAATCAACGCGCCGCGAGCAGTAATGGAGACGTTGCTGAAAGTTAGGTCGTCAAAATCAGCGAAGCCTGTACCCGCAGAAGCGTTAGTGTTGGTAGCTGTAACACCGCCGTTAGTTAACGCCGCACCGCCAGCAGAGTAGTTTGTACCTGTGGCTTCGTTAGTAGCTGTGTATGCTGTCGTATTTGCATCAATCGAAGCAGATGACGTATACAGCGCCAGTTTAAAAGTATCACCGCTTGCATCGCGGAAATCGTGACATCCAAGCAAAAGCTCTGCTTTGAAGGATGTACACATCGTTTGAGTAATGGCCATGATGGTCTCCTTTAACTATCTATGAGTTTCACTAATTCGGGGTGTCCGGCATCTTTGAACTTATTCGCCAAAGTTACCTGATTCGCCCGAACAGCTTCTTTCATATAGAACACCAGAACTTGCCGGATGTTCTCCTTAAAAGCCTCTGCTTGATCTCGTATTGCAGGGTGTGTAGTCCCTCCAACACTAATGATCCGTTCGAGAGCACGTTCGGCTAACTCCTCTGGAGTAGCACCTCTATGCTGCGTCGCTTCAACTCGAAAGCCTCCGCCAAGCAGCAAATTTATATCAACTATGTTGTTCATCGTACTGGGTACCTAGCTTGTCCTGATCTGTACATATCTTGACGATTCTTACCCTCCCCAAGGAGTTTCAGTTGCGCCATAGCCTCATCGTACCGCTTTTGGTAGTTGGCTTGTACATCTTGCTCGCCTTTCATAAACGTATACGCCTCAAGCAAGGTGCCGTACAACAGAACAGAATCGAAGTTATCACCCAACCAAGATGTAGCTGAATCCACGATTGAGTTTGGATAATAGAAATAGTGTAGTTCTACGGTGTAGTCGGCGTCAGGCGTAGGACCAACGATATAAGACTGATCGTCAAACATAGCATAATGGGTCGGTGTGCCCGTGCTGTTTGGATCTGGGAACGCCTCACGAATGAAGTTAACGTCTTTATTCAACAAGTAGCCGTAGGAGCCGTCCGTGTTAACAACCGCTAACGAGAAGTTAGCTAGCCAATCTGAAGGCACTGTAAGGTATTCGTTATCGCTAGTCAGCGACCCCGTCACGTTCTTACGAAGTTCCAACAATTGAACGGTGTTAAAAACGCGCTGTTCAGCCTGTCTAATAAACGTGTCAATCTGTTCCTTAGCTAAGAAATCAGTAGCGTTACTAGACGTATCAATAACAACCGTATCGGGGAAATCATTCTCCGCATACGCCTGAACTGTTTTGAACAACGTAGCGTAATTCATTAGTTAGACTTTCCGCTGAAACCTGTGCCTTTCGTTGCCGCACCAGCACCGCGCATCTTCTTGGTCTGGGTATTGGGCACGTTGTTTGGGTAGCCATCAACATTCGGCACTGGTACCGACTGTGGTTGGTTTGGCATAGCTTTTACTTTCATCGCTTTCTCCTACGAAGTCGTTACGGTCACTGTGCCGACTTCAGCGTCAGCTTTAAGGTTATCTGGTAACCCACTAATTTTCAAAGGATTATATAACCCTACAGGGTTCCACCCCCACTGTATATCACGAGACTGCTCATATGAGCTATCCGGTCTCGGGTTCCGTAGCGCCTGTGGGTCTGTAATCGTATACATGCCCAACTGTAGCTGCGGCTGATCTGGTTCCCAACACGTGGGGCAGACCATAATATTTACTTGTTCTGTCTTGATCGTCAGCGGTTTCAACTGCTTCAACTTGTACTGAAACCCACACCGATCACATACGGCTATCGCTCTTTTGCCGGAGGCAAACTTTACAGCCATAGCTACTCCTTAATAGAAGAACTCACGCGGTGCCAAACGCAGCGAAGACTTATCTCGATCTTCGGAGGACGCTAGGTTCCACTGTTCTTCATATGATGCTTTCAGCATCTCAATACGGTTCATCGCCTCTGGAATCTTCAGGGACAGGTAATATGCTAGTCCGGCCACCAAACAAGGCAGCATACGGAATGGAATATCTTGTGTGTTCACACCGTTACCCGCATCTTGGATACGGCGCATACGCCAGTACGCAAAGGTGTACGTTTCGTTGTTCGGAGTAGGCCATACGTTAATCTGTGGCACATCCGCTTGACGGTCAATCCACACTTGAATCGGACGCCCCTGAACATTTTTGTTAGGAATACTGGCGTAAGTGGCCACACTAATACGGGTGATGCTGATATCCGATTGAGTAGAACCACTACCGGTACGAACCACGTGGTCGAGCAGGTCAATAGTGTCAGCAGGGAGATCGTACGTGCCTGTGCCTTGGGTCAGAGCTACGGAGCCTTCCTCAATAGTCCACAGGTTAATACCACGGTTAGCCCACTCGATAGTCAGGAGGTTGAGGCTACGCCGCGCTGTACGCATATCATAACCAGAACGAAGCTCCACACCACAACGCTCAAAGGCTTCCTCAACCAAGTTGTTAAGGTCTAAATCAAATGTTGCGGTTCCCGATGTTGCCATCACTTCTTCCTTTTAGCTGGGGCCACTCGACGTGGCTTACCTGCTGGTTGTCCTAGACGCTTTTTCTGCGCTATACGTTTCTTCTTCTCCGCTGCCGTCATTTCCCCAGACGTTTTTGGAGTTTTGCTAGAAACTCTTTTGCTTGGTCTACAATACGGCGTACCGCGCTTTTCACCTTCTTTACGTCCACATGCTTTCCCAGTACGAACATCTTTCCAGTCCTCTTTGAACCAACGTTTGAGGGCGGCGCCCTTTTTACTTTTTCTTACCGCCACTCTTATTGCCCCAGTTCTTAGCCCCGACTTTTCGACACTTAGCAATGGCACCGCTTGCATAAGCACTTGGAAATACCCTATAGCGGGCCTTCACCTTGCTATAACAAGCGTCCTTTGTAGAGCCCCCCGCCTTATAATAACGTCTCATCGTCGAGCCCCTTACGCAAAATCCGTCGTTTCTGTATCAACCGGTCGTAATCTTCCGGTGAATACCCAGCATAGTACCCCAATTTCTCTAGGGCAACGGCAGCGGAGTCCAAATCTGACAATGGTTGAACAAACACAATGGTTTTATCTTTCTGGTAGGACAACAACCAAATGTCCATCCCCACAAAAACAAACCAGTTGTTCAACGCATCACAGCGTGCCTCCAGCTCCTCATACCCCTGCTGTGGGTCGTCCTGCACGCACATAACAACTTTATACGTGCCAAAACTTTTAACTTCTTGGTGAACCGTGTCCCATAGGGCGTTCGTGTTCACAACTTTTACTAGTCCGCTATCCCAAGCCTTTTTCGCAAAAGGACAAAGAGGGACTCCCGTTTTTCCATCGGGAACTGATAACTCAGCAATCCACTCTTTTACCCACTGCATTACTTGATTGGGCCTCCAAAAAGCCACGCCCTACAAGTCCGATCCGCCGCGCATTTAAACGCAAACAGTTGGCAATAACCCAAGTCAGCGGCTTCAAGCGTTCTGGACCGATTTTCGCCCATATCTTTCGCGCCTTGCGGCGCATAGTCATCATCAAGCCCCAACCCGTTTTCAATGCACGCCAGCATTTTGGGGGTCTGAATAAACGCCGCACAGTTCGCACAACGGGAAGACTTAGCCTCTTCTTCCGAAATGTCCCATAAATCAGCGATACCCTTCCAAAACTTTTTGTTAGGCTCGCCCGGATTCATGGGTCCGTAACCTCGCTCTTTAACAGCGATGTCGCGGTTTTTCGTATTAAGGGCTACGTCAGTTGTAGCAATAGGGCAGGAGTCGCCATCCTTGTAGTTTTTTACAAGTGCTTCCCCTACCGCTTTATTACCACGTTCCGCCACGGTGCTAGGTTACCCTACCGCGAGTCTTACCCTTCATAGCGCAACCATCGATGCCGCTTGATCCGCCGCGACCCATTTTCTTAACGGTAGACGCACCACCACGAGCCATCTTAGTCTTAGCCATACCGCCGCGAGCCATCTTAGTCTTACCGCCGCGAGCCATTTTCTTCTCTTCGGTTTTGCCACCGCGAGACATCATCTTGGTTTTGCCACCACGGGCCATTTTGCCCTCACCATCCGCAGCAAAAGCAGGTACCATCTTGCCGTCTTTCATTACCATCGGCATTTTGTTGCTGCCGCCTGCTTTCATTTTGGTCATAGGCATTTTACCGCCACGAGCCATCTTTGTTTGCTTTTTCATACAAAACGTCCTTTTGTCTTACCACGTTGAGCGATACCGTCACCACGGTTCTTCTTAACTTTGCCACCTTTCTTCATACCGGCAGCTTTACCCGCTGCGCCCTGCTTCATAGCTTTACGAAGTAAGGA